TCTTTTTAATTTCTAATTCACAATAGTGAATTACTTTTTCTAAATCTTGTATGCCATTTTTATTTTTATAACGACACACATATTTTATAACATTCCCTTGAAAAAAGGAAAGGTCATTCTTAGAAATAAATTCATAGGGTTGAATGTGAAAGTTCTTGTAGTGATTCCCGCCTATCTGCTTACTCTGTGGAAATGCTGTATCAAACATATCTTTACTTGTCATATATTATACTCCGTTAGTTTGTTTTTGGTTTTAAGTTTATATAGATTATTTCTTGCTCTAGTTATTCCTACATACCAAACACGATGTTCTTCATCTTGCTTTTCTATATTATTTTTTATGGATCGTTGTATCTTTGATCCCTGGTGCAGGGACAATATTACATTATCCTCTTCACCACCTTTTATAGAGTGTATTGTAGAAATTTTTATTCTGGCATCTTTGTCTAGATCTTCACCTTTATTTAATAAATTTAATATATAACTTTTTTCTTTTTGAGGAGCTTTGGTAAATAATGTATACCAGTCTTCTTTCTCAGTTATTTCTTCCCTCCCACTAATTTTTAATACGTCTTTCCATTCTGTTTCTCCAACTTTCTCACCATTACACCAATTTAAATATGTTTTTATTTTATTATATAATTTTAAATGATAACTTTTATTTCCTTTATACTGATAATAAATATTTTTATTTTTCAATTCTTTCATTATATCAAAAGCCGTATCTTTAATTCGTGTAAGAATTAACCATTTATCTTTATTTAAATCTATTTGATTTAAATTAGAAATATAAGCAACCTTACCTTCATAATTTCTTGGTAAATATTCTTTATGTTTTTTTGCACCTCTAATTCTATTTACAGGAATTTTAGATTGTATTTGTATATTCTTTGAAATTCTTTTTGAAAATTTTAATACTCTTTCTTTTGCAGGTTCATCTATAAATCTTTTTACATCTGCACCGGCCCATGCGTAAATTGCTTGATCATCATCACCTGCTAGATAAATATCTTTTGCTTTTGTTTTTAATACATCAAATAGTCTCCATTGCATTGGAGATAAGTCTTGAGCCTCATCTATAAAAATAACTTCAAAGTTAGGTATGTCCGGTGAATCAATTAATAATTTGATCATATCATTGAAATCATAGAGTTTTTTTGCGTTCTTATAATTGTTTAAATTATTATAAATGTAGTTCACCATACGTTTTCCTTTTATAGTTTTAGGATCGTACCGACCAGTATTGTATTCTGATATTGGAGTAATACCTTTATTCTCTGCTTTGTTTATTAATTGTAGATATGGATTATCATGTTTTAAATAACATACTTCTTCATCATTATATTTATCTTTATATTGAACTCTTAGTCCAATTTTCTTACCAAAGATTTGATAGTGTTCTGGTTGTAGTATTTTAGATTCATGTAATTTTAATGTTTTAAATCCAAATGAATGCAGTGTTTGAAAATAAGGTAATTTCTTTTTATCAAATGGCATTCTAGATTTTGCTTCTTCTGCAGCTTTTTTAGTAAATGCAAAATAACCTATTTTATCTAAAGGCACACCTTTACGAGCATAAGCTCTTGCTCTACTTATAAGTCTATAAGTTTTACCAGTACCTGGAGGACCATAAAATTTATATATCATTATGCTATATCTTCTCCAGTTTCATCAAACTCTATCAATTCATCTGGAGCTTGATCTTCTTTAAAGGTATCTAATTTAACACATACAGCCCAAACAGGATTGTTAGATTCTTTTTGTCCCTCTGCTTTTGGATATCTTTTTTGTTTATATTCTGCTTTAAAATTTCTTTTAACATCTTCTAATGTCTTATCACTTTTAGTTTGCCATTGATGTGTTCTTTTCAATTCTTCATAAAAATGACTCCAGGTAAACCAAGCAAAACCATCTTCTTTTAAAACAGAACCCTCTTCAAATGTTATAGAACTTTCTGCTTCTGCTCCATTAATCCATTTTTTCAATTCATTAAATAATATACCAATAGGTTGCGTTTCTTTTTCTGGCCATTCAGATTGAGCTGTACTTAACAATGAATTTATCATTTGTGTAAATGGAACATTCTTCATTGTTGGAGGAAGTATTCCAACATGCGCTGCTAATAATGCTTTTATTCTTTTTTGTTCAATGATGTGTTCAATATTTTTTGCAAATACTTTTTTAAGTTTGCCTGAAGGTGTTTTTACATCTAATTCAAATGCAGGTTCTGGTCTATATTCCCATTTAGTTATACTAACGATCTCAGGCCAGTCAGCACGTACTTGACCTCCAATTCCATATTTTCTTTTTAAACATACATTCTTATTACAAAAACTACTAACCGGTTTACCATGACATTTATAACTAGCTGTTTCTTTTTTCCATAGTCTTATTTTCTCATCTATTTTTTTAGTATCCCAACTTACATCATACTTAATTAAATCTTCTGCTTTCTTTTTAACAATAGTTTCCCATTTATCTGAAAATCTTTTTTTAGCCCAAACCATAATATTATATAAAAATTCATCTCTACCATCTGGTAATTTATTATGTGCACCACCATCGTCTGGATCTGAATAATTTCCTTGTTCCAATTGTCCACAAATAACTGATAAACATGGTGGACCATCTTTAAATTCATCACTTTCTCCAACTAACGCATCACTTATTTTACCGTTTTTTATTTCATGTAATTCTTTTTTAGTTTTACAATTTAATTTAACTACTTTCATAAATGTATCAAAATCCATTTCTTCACCAGAAGTAAACATGGCAACTCTTTCATTTTTGTTAAAGTATGGAATGTTTATAAAACTACCTACTGATCTGTTTCCATCAGCTCCTTCTGATTTCAATGTAGTTTGTTTTGGGTATACTTCTGTATTAGGTGGTAATCCTAATATAAATAACATATCTTCTAAAAATTCTCTTATGTCTGATGCTTTTACTTTTTCTTTTGCAAAAACATATAAGTGTAAACCACCACTTTTTGATTTAACTGGTATTAATGGTAATTCTTTTTTCTCTATAATTTCTAAATATTTTTGTGGACTAAATGTTGAATAGTTTCTTGGATCAATATCTATTGCACCAAATACTGCTTCGTCATTATCATTACAAGGTTGTATACCTATTGATCTTATTCCTTTTAAATGTTCAATATAATGTTCATCTTTTAATGGTCCCCATTCTTCTTTAGACCAACCATAATCACCTTTGTCAAAATACTTTTTACCTGTTGCAGGATCTGTTTTAGCATTTTGTACATTACAAAATCCATAACGACGTCTTAACCCGCTAAATATATCTATAAACTCTTGCATTTCTTTCCTTCAATCAATTAATTTTAATGGGCGGATCCACTCTCGCATCACCGCCCATCTCCTAGGATTAGGCTATGTCTTCTTTAGGTTGCTCAACCTTTTCGTATTTAGGTTTAGCAGTTCCTTTAGACACTTGTTCTTGAAACTCTGATCCCATTTTAAATAAAGCTGCATCTTCTTCTACAGAAGTATCCAACATTCTTACAAACGATGGTTTGTAAACATGCCAACTTTTATCTCCTGCATTTTTAGCTGCTGTCTTTAATTTAAATACACCCATAAATGTAGGTGCTTGGAAAGACCCTTTATCGTCTTGAGCTTTAAGATTCATCAATTTATTATTTAAATCCCTTGCAGGAGTTAAATTTGATGATCTCATTGTCATGACTGCTTTTCTAGGTGAACCATCTATCATTGCAATCACATAGAAATAAATAGTTTTTTCAACATAGTTACCATTTGATAATCTATATTTAATTCCTCTTATTTCTTCCTCAGCATCAGAAGGTGGATTCATGTGAGTTCCAACCGGAGCTGAACTACCTTCACCCTTCTCTTGCCATTCAGGCCATCTTGTTTGTGAGTATGCAACAGTTATGTCCACACCTTTCTCACCATCTATTAGTGATCCCAAGTTAGCAGAATAAATCATGCCAGGCTCTGCACCTTCAACATATTTAGCGCTTCTTGTATTGCACTCTGGTGATAACTGATGAAGGATTTTTAATATCGGTGTAGACATATCATCAGATGATATTTCTTCCGTTCCTTTACCAGCGTATTGTCTTAGATTGATTGAAGTTAGTGCACCTGCACTATTCTTCTTTACGACTTGTGTACTCATATGTACTCCTATTTGTTATTTGTTATTTGTTATTATTTAAGTTTTGTTTGGTTGCCTTCAAACGTCCAAAAAAGATCTTGTGGAACATCGTTTCCTTTGTTCTTCCAATCTTCCATGGTTACTCTTAGAGTCTGGGGTTCAACCTTTTCGGATTGAGAAGGTTCATACCCCGACTCTTTTGCAAGGGTAGCATAAGCCATTGCCTTGTTTTCTTCACCTTGACCAAAAGCAACAGAGATATTATTTTTAACAATATCTCCTAGGCCATTGTCG